TAATTTTCCAAAACCTGATGTTCGTTCTTGGTAAGCCATGTCACTTGCTTCCGCACTAGATCTGGGTCCTTGAGACGAGCGATTCGTTGCATAAACATGCTGGTGAGATCGTCAAGGTGGCAAATTCTATCAAGAACTGCACGACCTGGGACTTTCACGTCAGTATTATACATAGACTTGGCATATCCTTCAATTCCTTGTAAAGCAAAATGTGCAAGAGCAACGGAACGCGATAATCCCTCAAGAGGTATCAGGAAATTGTTAATAGTCTCCTTCTTTGAATCTTTCATGGGCGCGTAAAACTTTTGCAAGATATTGTAAGATGAAGCCAATCTTCGGTACGTCGTCAGAGGGTTGCGCAATCTCACTGGCTGCAGGAGTTTCTGGTCAGACTTCATCATCTGCGATTCGATGATCGTTTCTGGAACTTTTCTTTCCCTGCGTTTAGTCTCACGATTAAATGGTCGAATCGCAGGAATGATTGCAGCAGCAGATGTAGTCGTCAGCTCCGGTTCGAGTGGATCGGTGGTCATAGCGGTGTTGTTGTGACCAAATCCACGAGCATCAATACTAGGCTCCCACGAGCAAAACACCATGATATTCATGCTTTGCTGCGTTTGAGTAGTAGCTGGGACAGCAAGTGATGTGACTAGCATTGATCCAGCTGTATATTTGCTCATGTCTCCAGTATAAATCGGGTTGAAAGTTGGGAACGGTCCGAATAGTTGGCGATTAGGAACGAGAAATCCCTTTCTCCTGTTCGGACTGGTGATGGTGATCTCCAAAGTTCCTGGTCCAACAACTTCCTTGGTGAGGGAATACTGGGCATTAATCGCATTTAAGGGCAAAGTTTGGGGACAATCTTCATAGTCTCCAAATTTCGTGGAAAATGCAACAACAACTCGAGAGATCGGGTTCTGCACAAACACAAACGTGTACTTGATGCGTCCATTGTGAAGCAAGAAATTTCGCATAATCTGCGCGATCGCTGACATTTCGCGAGTTCCTCCTTTACTAAACGAACCAAGTCCGGGGAAAGTCAAAGGCAATTGACCTAGTACTGCTCCAGGCCCTGTGCTACCATCTAAGGTGTACTTACCGAGGTAGAATTTTCTACCTGCCAGTTCACCAATTGTTGGCTCACGAAGGGGTTGGACTTCCATATTGAATGAGTGTTTATGTTCTCCAAATTCGTTATGGATTTCTCCGGGTCCACGAGTGTTTGAGTTGGTATCCTTGACAACGACAGCAGGAATGGTTTCAGTTGACTTCAATTTACTGGATCCAATTCCTTGCGAATCAACTTGATCGACGGGAATATTGTCAAAGACATGGGGTGAGGGTACAGGGCGTGGAAGTTCTTGAATCAGCAATTGCTTGCCACGTTTCAGGATAAAAGATTTGGTCGCGTCGATGTAATCTTGATCATATTTTCTCAAGAGGTCATCATACGATGGAACTCTATCCCAACGGACTGGAGCATTCTTGATCTTGAGCTCGCTCATGTATTCATTGAACTTCTCACGACCGAAACGGTACACAGTATGAGCATAAGAAATAGCAATATCTGTGTGTTTCTTCTGTTCGCTAATTTTCTTGGTAGTACTGACTGTTGCCAACATGGATCCTCGGGTACCATCAACCATATGACTGTTGATTTGGCCTGGCCCCTCAAGACTGAGTGTATAGGACAAAAATTGAGCCGGTTCCGGTAACAAATCAGTTGGAAGTTCTTGTCCATACCAAGAACTTGGCTTACCTTCGTTGACCCACTGCTCAGCAACTTCTTTGAGCAAGAATTGACATCCAGCCTTTCCATCCTTAGTACTAGGCGTGTGTGTAATTCCATCTTGCTTCATCAAAGCTGTGAGTTTGGCAAAAGTGACATACCGTCTCAGACTAGGGTGTACGACTAAGAGGTAGTCATCATTCAAAATCATGAGGCGGGTGAAATCCAAGAATGCGCGAACAGAAGCGAGAGGTGGACAAACTTCCTTCATAATGAGTATAAAATAATAACACAATATGACGAAAGTCCACAATCCTTGGAAGATGGTCGTTCCTCCAGAACCAGTGCTGAGAGATTGCAATTGGGCATAAACTTTGCCGTCCACGACTATATTGTCAATAACCGTAGACTGCATTAGAATGTAATAGACCAAACGCAGTTTTTGATACAGTTCTGGAGTGTAATCAGATTTACCGAGAATTTCACAATCTAGGGACAGGCCTGCGGATCGCGCTGCAGCATAATGCTTCTTGATGACACGCTCAAAGGCTTTGAACGCTTTGTCAATAAAAGGTGCATTAGCATAACTGTCCTGCGATTTGAAATCTCCACAAATTGCAATGGCTGAGTACTTGCGCATGTCGTCTCCACTGATGAGCACAAGAGGGCACAAATGTTTCGAATATCCTTCGCTATACCGGGTAAGTTTGGTATTATCAAAGGATGTGAGGTGGAAAAAC